AAATGATAATAGTAGCGTACATGATTGAGTAGGTTCAGTTAGAGTGTTAATTAATTTTTTAAATTCAAAATTCCCTACTAAATGCTCATTTGAATTATACTCAAATGAAGTTAATAAAGAAGAAAGTAAATATAAAGATAACTATAATTTATGATTTTAAATAAAGTATAATATTTGCTAAATTTATATATGAGGTAATTATATATGAGTTTGTATTTAATAAAAAAAGATCATGTTATTACAATGACTAGAGGCGATTACGTTAGTTTTAAGATTGAACTTAAATCTGGTAATTTCCCTTTTGAAACAAAATATAAATTAGAAGAAGGCGATATTTTATTCTTTGGTTTAATGGAACCTAATCAACCTTTTGAAAAAGCTATTCTTAAAAAAGAATTACATTATGATGATTATGATTATGAAGGTGGTACTCTTAAACTTGTTCTAGAGCCCGATGATACTATTATGTTGGAGCCTGGAACATATTATTATCAAATAAAAGTATTATATAATGATGAAGCTGGTGATACACATATCGACACGGCTGTACAAAAAACTAAATTTATTATAGTTGACTAAGGGGTGAATTTATGACTGAATTAAAAGATGTAAAAGTTAGTGCTGATGTTTCTTCACAGCCAATAACTAATTATGTTACTTATTGGGGCAATATAAAGGGTGATATTTATAAGCAATCCGATTTAATAGCTTTATTTGATAAAATGAAAAAATTAGGATCAGGTATTACTGATTCTTTTAAGCGTGTACTTGATCGTGTTTCAAATATAGCGATTGATTCTGCTAAATATCAAGTTAACAGTGTTAAACTTGAAAGTGAATCATCTGAGGGCGATTATTATAATTTTTTAACATATAATATTTCTCCAGAAGGTAAGCCAGTTCTCAGCACAAAAGAAATATCTTTACCTACAAAAGAAAAAATTGAATCTCTTAAAACTTCTGATTTGGAAAATGATGGAGAAGGCGAAGTTACATCTGAAGGTGCTGCTATAAAATTTGCTACAACTAAAGATGTTAATGATTTGTTAGAAGATACTTTAGTAGAAATAAATGATAGATTTGAAACAGTAGAAAATGATGTCAATGTTATAGATGGCAATTTAGAAACAATAAACGAAAATATTTATAACATACAAAACGAATTAAATTTCAAACAGGATCATTTAATTGCTGGCGATAATATTACAATAGAAGATATTGGTAGTGGTACTTTAATTTCTGCTCAATTATCTGGAGATATTTTACCAGAAGTAACTGCTTCGGATAATGGTAAAGTATTAAAAGTTGTAAATGGTGCTTGAGGTGTTGGCGTTGACGAAAAATCAGAAGGTGGTCAAGTAGTAGATCCTGGCTACGAAATTACTTCAGAAGTTAGTAACATAATACCACAAACAAATTTAAGTCTTACAAAAGAACAGGAAGATCCTGTAGTATTTACAAATTTAACTATAACTGATTCTCAATATTTTGAATTATTTACAGATTCAGATGTTATTACAGTTAATTGAGATGGTGTAGATTATACTTGTCAGAAACAGGGTAATATGGTGCAGCATTTTTATGGCGGTACTATAAATAATGCTGATGGCACTGTTGATTTTTCTGAATATCCTTTTGTAATAGCTAATGATGATCGAAATAACTTATTGATTGGTGCAGAAGATGCACAAATAAATGAACATACTATAAAAATAGATCGTACAATAAAAACTGCTACTATAACAGAAGATTTTAAAGTCGCTGTTGATGAAGTATTAAGTCAAAGCCCATTAATTGTAAATATTTTACACGGGCAAGGTTATTCATTGGATCAAAGTTATTATGTAATAGAATCAGCTTTACATGCTGGAAGACAAATTTATATATCTTATAATGGATATATTTCTAATTATTTTATATTGTATTCATCAACTGATGACGAAACATCTACTTATTCAGTAACTTTACCAAATAATCCTTTTAAACTTACTGATAAAGGATCATTAATTAATGGCGACATACCTTTTACAGCTAGTGATATTCATGAACAATTAGTATTTACAATATTTAATTAAAAAATATTTTTGAAAGAAAGTAGGCAATGTCTAATTTAGATGGATTAACAAAAGAAGAAAAAGAAGCAGTATTAAAGATATTAAATGAGATGTCAAGCGAAGGCTCTTCTTCAACAATGAATAATTTATTAGAAGAAGATTGAGCTGAGATACCAGTTGATATTGATACTTTTATTCATGAAAAGAAATATCTTGGCAATGCTTTATACGATATGGAGGGAAGATTTACAATCTTCCCTTATTGAGAAAATAAATTAAGGGAAATATTCCCTACCAATTTAACAACTAGATATAATACTATCATATTTACAGGTGCAATTGGTCTTGGTAAATCTACTATAGCTGTTATATGTCTTTTATATATGTTATATAGATTACTTTGCTTAAAAGACCCATATCTCTATTATGGACTACAACCTGTAGATAAAATAAGTATTTCTTTAATGAATATTACTATAAAAAATGCCAAGGGCGTTGCTCTTGATAAAATGAATCAAATGATTTTATCAAGTGAATGATTTATGTCTCATGGTGAGATGGCTGGTGTATCAAACTTAGAATATAGACCTAATAAACATATAGAATTAATTACTGCGTCTAGTAATAATCAGGTAATTGGTCGTGCAATTTTTGCTAATTTTACAGATGAAGTTAACTTTGGTCTTACTAATGACGTTGAAAAATTAAAAAAGCAACAATTGCAATTAATTTCTCAAATTGATGCACGTATGAAATCAAGATTTATGAGAGGTACTTATTTACCAACTCTTAATATAATAGCTTCATCAAAAAATAGTGAACAATCTTTCCTTGAAAGTTTTATAAGTATTAAAAAGAAAAATGAATCAATAAATACTTTAATTGTTGATGAGCCCCAGTGAGTAGTTGATAGTAGAAAAGATAGCGATATACATTTTAATGTAGCGATTGGTAATAAATTTTTAGCTAATGAAGTTATACCTTTAAATTCTCCAAAAGAACTTATTGATGAATATAGAGCAAAAGGGTATAGTATATTAGAAGTACCAATTGGATATTATGAAAATTTTAGAGAAAATATTGATGGCGCATTAACTGATATAGCTGGTATAGCTACCGCTGCGTCATTGAAATATATTTCAGGAATTAGATGAAATGAAATAAAGATAGATTCTTATTCTAACCCCTTTACAAAAGAAATAATAGAGGTTGGTAATTCAAAAGATGACCTTACACAATATCAGGAATTTTTTGATCTAACAAAAGTGCCAGAATCACTTAAATCAAAACCAATGTTTATTCATCTTGATATGTCTAAAACAGGAGATAAAACTGGTATTGCTGGTGTATATGTTATGGGCAAGAGCCCAAAAGTTGCTGAAGAAGAAAGTTCTTCTGAACTTTTTTATAGGGTTGCTTTTCATGTTAGTGTAAAAGCTCCAAAAGGTTATGAAATATCTTTTGATAAACATAGAACTTTTATTAGATGATTGAGATCACAAGGATTTAGAATAAAAGGCATAAGCGCAGATACATTCCAAAGTGCACATATTTTGCAACAACTTACTGCTGATGGATTTAATGCACAAATAATATCTGTTGATAGACTAGATCATGAAACTAAGCAGTGTTTACCTTATGCATATTTTAAATCTACATTATACGAACGTAGATTAGCTGTATATAAAGAATGTGACTTCCTTACTGAAGAAGTTTTGGGTCTTGAAAGAGAATCCGATGGTCACATCAACCACCCAGAACAAGGAACACAAGGTTCAAAAGATGCTATAGATGCTATCACAGGCGCATTATGAAATGCGTCTCAGCATGCTGATGAGTTTTCTTACACAATGGGAGAAGATGTCAATTTAATTGCTGATTTTAATAAATCGTTTACTGATACTGATATAAAACAACAATTAGAAAATAGTATGTTACAAAAGCCTTCATTTATGACAGTTGGTGATTTTAACGAAGATGAAATAAATTCAATGGCAATTTATGAAGGTATTATGGTTTGATAATTAGGAGATTAAAATGCCTGGTAATGAAGAAGTATTTAAAAATATAGATCATAGTAATACTACAATATCTAGACCATTTCCTGATAAAATAACTGATATTGATACAAAAAATAAAATTTATGACAATATTATAGATGGTCAAATAAATGGTACTCTTGATATTGCACAAATAAATAATTTTACTTCGATATCAAGAGCAAGAAATCAGGTTTATGATTTACTAGATCAAATGGGCGAAGATCCTATTATATCTTCTGCTCTTGAAATCTATGCTGCAGATGCTTGCGAACCTAATGAAGAAGGAAGAATTATGTGAGCTGAGGCAGAAGATAGTAGAGTATCTACAGCTATAAACCAGATTCTTGATTCATTTAATATTGATAAAAATGCATATTCACATATTTATGCTTTATGTAAATATGGTGATTTATATGGCAGACTTTATAGGGAATCAGAATTTTTAACTGAAGAAGAAAAAGGTAAGAAAAAGAATTTAAATGAAGATTTAGATAGTAAGAGTCTTGAAGAAAAATTAATTTTAAAAATATATTCAAAAAATGATAGATATGCTGAATATATGGAAGCAGAAAAGAACCCTGCTGAAATATTTGATCTAGTTAAATTTGGTAAAACTTGTGCTTATATAAAAACTAATATTCCTGAAACTAGTATAAATAAAGATGATATTATAGGTAATACAGCATTAACTAATCAATTTAATTTTAGATTCAAAGAGAATGATGTTGAATTATTTGGTGCAACTGAATATGTTCATGCTTGTCTTGAAGATACATCTGATAGAATCTCCGAAGAGGTGAGTTTATTTACAGATGGCGAAACAAATACAGAATCTGATTTATTAAAATTCTCTGTAAGAAGAGGACAATCAATTTTATATAATTCATTTAAGATATGGCGTGAACTTAGTTTGCTTGAAAATTCTGTAATGCTTAATAGATTAACAAAATCTTCAATTATTAGAACATTAAATGTTGAAGTTGGAGATATGGGTAAAACCGAAGTTCAAACTTTATTGCATAGAATAAAATCACTTGTTGAGCAAAAAACTGCATATAATTCTGGATTATCAATGAAAGATTATGTAAGTGCTGGCCCAATAGAAAATGTTTTATATTTCCCAACCCATAATGGTCAAGGTGCTGTTACAACAAGCCAGATTGGTGGAGATGTTGATCAAGGTCAACTTACAGATTTGGATTATTGGAAAAATAAATTATATGGATCTTTGGGTATTCCAAAGATGTATTTAGGTGATACAGATGATGCTGCAGGTTTTAATGGTGGCACTTCTCTTTCGCTTATTTCTAGTAGATATGCAAAGGCTATTAGAAGAATCCAAAATGCTTATATACAGATGATTACTGACGCCGTTAACCTTATCTTATTAGATAGAGGTTTATTGAATTATGTCAATAAATATTCACTGAAGATGACGGCACCTGCAACGCAGGAAGAAAAGGATAGAAAAGATAGTTTAGCTACATCAATAAATAATGTTAGAGAAACTATGTCTCTTCTTGACCCCATTGAAGATAACACAACAAAATTAGAGATTTTAAAATCATTATTATCGCATGTTATAACAAATACTGATGTGATAGGATTTATTGATGATGAAATACAAAAATTAAAAGAAGAAGAAGAAATGGGCACTGGAGAAGAACCTGCAGAAGGTGAAGGCGGTGATGAATTTGATTTTGATTCAGATTTAGGTGGTGAAGATGTAGGTGGTGCTTCAAGTGCTCCATTAGATTTTGGTGGTGGTGAAGATACAGGTGAATTACCTTCTCCAGCTGATTTAGATATGGGCGGTGGAGAAGAAGCTGAACAACCAGTTGAAAGCTTCTATTCAGGTGATGGTGAATTATTAACTGAGGAGGAAGCTAATCTCCCTAGTTGAGATGATCTTGGTGTATCTTATAATGAAATTTAGTTGATTTTATCAAGAAAGGTTTATATGATTACAAAAAACGATGCAATTCTATTATTAACGGGTTTAAAAAATTTAGGCGTTGATGATATAGATAGCGATATCCAAAGTGTTTTAAAATCTACTACTATACCATTAGATGTATTAAGAAAAATAAATAGTTATAAACCATTGGATATTTTAAATTTTTATGAAAAATTAAGAAAATCTTATAACGAAAAAAGAAGTAAATTATATATAAATATAGTTAAGTCAGATGAAAATTTAATAAATGATCCTAAAACAATTCTTACAACATTATCTGCTTTATTAAATCAAATTCTTCAATATAAGGTAGAGGATAGAACATCATTTTATAAATTTACCAGAACTGATGAAATAGTTAAAGTTTTAGATATTTATTTTAAAACTTACAATCTCGAACCTGCAAAAAGGTTATTAGAATATTTTAAGGCGGATATAAAATGTTTAGAAATGATAAAATAAAAATAATTGTTGCTAAATTTAATATATGCCGGGAGGTATAGTTGATGAAAAAGATTAGAAACGAAGATTTTAAATATCAAAGACTATCTCAAGAAGAGCAGAAACAGCGTGGAATTCTTGGTAGACTTGTAGGTGTTTGCGCTGATTTTATAAATCCAACTAGAAATGGTAGAAAATATGATGAATCATTATGGGAAAATGTTTTTAAGGATCCTATAATGAAAGAAAAAATAAATAACCATATCTGCTTTGGCGAACTTGGCCATCCAGTTGATAGAGAAGAAGTTGATATGGATAAAATAGCAATTTGTCTGGCTGAGCAACCTGTTAAAGGTTCAGATGGTAAACTTCATGCAGTTTTTGATATTCTTGATACACCTAATGGCAGAATTTTAAAAACACTTTGTGATTATGGCTCTAATATTGGTATTAGTTCAAGAGGTACTGGTGATCTTTATACGGATGATGATGGAAATGAAGCTGTAGATCCAGATACATATCATTGCGAGTGCTGAGATGCTGTACTTATTCCAGCTGTACCTGAAGCTAGATTACAATATGTTACAGAATCTCTTAATACTAAAAAGTATAATAAAACTTTAAAACAAAAATTAGTAGAAGAGTTGAATAAAGCTTCTGAGGCTGATAAGAAAATTATGAATGAAACACTTAATAATTTAGATATTAATTTAAATGAATCCGAATATATTGCTTCAGTTGGCAATTGTAAGATTTACAAAGATGGCGATATGTATAAAACAACTTGTAATGGTAGGGAATTAAAATCTGATGATTTTGAACGTCTTGTTAATACACTGAAGGGTGAAAAAGATGTTAATGAAGCAGCATATACAAAAGATGAATTACTTGATAAGTTTGGTACAGATGATTTAGATCTTATTAATGCAGGTAATGAAGAAGATGTTGAACTTAAAGAAAAATTAGTTGATCCTTCAGAAGAAGATTTAAAACCTATTGAAGATAAATTTGCAGAATTGGGTCTTGAAGTTGAAGGCAAGGGCGAAACATTATTTGGTAATGTCCACTATCAATTAAGAAAAGAACTTGATCATAATGTAACATCCGCAGATTTAGGCCCTATCTTTGATGCATTGTGTGATTTAGATACTGATAGTGTGCCAACTACTTGCAGTGTTGGTGTTCATAGAGATGGTGATAATATTATCTCTGCTTCATTAGATGTTCTTCAGAAATATGTACCAGATGATGATTTAGGTGAAGAACTTAAAAATACCGATGGCTGGGGCGATAATATTCCTGATCAATTAGAGCAAACGTTTAGTAATCTTGAGGACTTAATGTATGAAGTCAGAAATGCTAGACGTGGTTCTTATGCTATTAATGGAGATACAGTTCAGGATTTAGTTAGTGAATTAAGAGATCTGTCTGATCAGTTAGCAATGCATGCAGATGATTTGGAATTTGATCAGGATCAGTTAAATGAAGATACCAATGTTCAAAAGTTTGGCGACGAAGATAATGAAGAAAATTATCACAGTGCCAATTGGTATATTGGTGGTAGAAATAACTTTGAAATTAGCACTGATGACCTAGGTGGATCAAAGAGAGGCAATGCAGTTCGTTATACTGCCAGTAGATGATCTCATAACTATAAAAATACTCAAGAAATGGAAGATGATATTAAAAATCTTCAAACAATGATTCAAATAGTTAATGATTTAGAAGCAAAAGGCTTCAAAAATAGTGAATTACGTGAATCAGTTAATGCTAAATTAAATGAACCAGTTGATGAAAACTGTTCTGATAAAGAAGTTGAAGTTGAAGAAGATGCCGATCTTAACGGGGATGATTTAATGAAGGAACTTCAAAACATTATTACTAAAAATAGTAATTTAGAACAAGATAATTTATCTCTTCAAGAAAAATTATCAGTTAGCAATGCTAAGGAAATTAAATTAAAAGAAGATATAGCAAGATATAAGAAACTTGCAACTAGTTTGAGTTCTTATTCTAAAGAAAGTAAGAATTTAAAAGAAGAATTATTAACTTTAAATAATAGGCTCAAATTAAAAGATAAATTATTAGAATCTAAAGAAAGTAAAATTCATCAAAGTATTAAAGAGAATAAGTATCTTAAAGAAAATGGTTTAAAAACTTTGACCAAATTAAATACTTTGAAAGAAGAAGTTAAAAAATTAAATGAGCAATTGAGTGCAAAATCAACTGAGGTTGATAAAGTTACTAATATTGCTAAAAAGTACAAAAATGCTCTTAATGAAGCAAAGAATCTATATGTTAAGTCTCAAGCTCAAGCATATGGTATCTCTGAATCTGATTTAAGATCTAAATTAACTGAATCATATTCTGTAAAAGATGTTGATTCTAAATGTAATGAATTGGTACAATTAAAATCTAATATGAGTAAGCTTCCATTTAGAATAAATGAAAGTACAAAGGTTAATTTTAAACCTTCTAAAAATGAATATATTAAAGATCATATTTTAGATGATGATGACGTTGTATCGGATTCGCTGTTATCAATGTTAAATTAAACGAAAGGGTTATAAATGAATTTATTAGAAAGTTATAAAAATCGTTTAGCTATTTCTGAGAAATATTTTGCTCAGAAGAATGCTGGCGAAAAAATGAGCAATCAAAAGAAAATTATTACTGCTCAGTGCTTAGACAACACAGCTAAGTTCCTGAACGAAGCATTTAAGGTTTCTGCTGGTACTCAGAGAGCTGACCTGGGTATGTTCAAAACCTTCTGTATGGATATTACTTCGTTAGCAGTTCCTAATCTTATTGTTAACGATATCTTCATGACAGTTCCTATGTCCAGTTTCACTGGTTATGTAACTTATATGGAGTACGCTTTAGGTGAGCCTAAAGGTGGTGCTGGTGGTGAGTTAGAAGCTGCTCCGTTCACTTCCGCTATGAGTAAATATGATCAGTCTGAATTGAATGCTCAATGGAATGCTCGTAACGTAATTGCTTCTCCGTTCACTGGTTTTGGTGAAATGACTCCTGACAGAGCTCGCTACACAGGCCAGGCCGTTGTTGAAACTTTAGGTACTGATCTTAAACTTTCTTGGACTCCTGTTGTTGAAGCTTATTTAGTTGGTGAAGGTTCCGAAGGCGATACTAAATTAACTGTTGCCGCTGATGGTACTGTTACTGGTGCTCAGGCTGGTGATAAGGTTAGATATATCTATGACAACCAGTATATTCCTCAGGACAAACTGCCGACTGTTGTTGCCAGAATGAAAGGCATTGCTTTAACTGCTAAAGCTCGTAGAATTGCTGTTGAATATTCTCAGTTCGCTGCTTTCCAAGCTAAGACTGACTATGGTATGGATTTTGAATCCACTATCGCGCAGCAAGCTCAAGCTGAGTTAGAGTATGAAATCGATAGTGAAGCTGTTTATCTTGTCATGAGAGAAGCTGATAAAGCTGGTAAAAATGTTGATTGGACTGATGAAGAGCTGGATACTATTTCTTACTCTCAGAAAGCTGAAGGTTTCGCTAGAGCTATTGAACAGGCTAAGGCTCTTGTCTACAAGGCAACTGGTAGATTTATGCCTAACTGGATGTTAGTTTCTCCTGATGTTATGCCGATTCTGGTCTTCGTTCCGGGCTTCCAGGCTGCTTCTAATAGCATTGCTAATGGTCCTTACGTTGCTGGTACTGTTGGTGGTATGAAAGTTATTGTTACTCCTTCTATTCAGGGTAGAAAGTGCTACCTTGGTGTTCTGGGTAATGATGGCAAGACTGCTGCTGGTATCTTCGCTCCGTATATGCCGTTAGTTCCGACTCAGTTACTTGGCTTCGCTGATGGTAGAATGAGCCAGGGCTTCTCTAGCTTATACGACATGCAGATTATCAACCCGTTACTGTTAGCTACAATCACTGTTGCTGAAGGTAATGGTGCTGCTGATTTCGAAATCGTTGGCGAGAGCTCTCTGTAATATAAAATCAGAGTTATAATTTAAAAAGAGACCTTCGGGTCTCTTTTTTATTTTGCTAAATTTATAGTTAGTGAGGTGTTAACTATGACTAAAACTATTATTCTTGCTGTACAGGAATTAGAATCAAAACTATTGACTGGTATTATTAGTGAAGAAATGTATCAAAAAGAGTTAGACAGGTTACTAGGTATCGCTGTAAGAGAAGAAGATAAAAAATATATAATGTTACACAAGGATAGAGATATTTAATTCTCTATCTTTTTTTTTAGTTTACTTGTTATTATATTGATGATATTATTATAATGTAAATAACAGGAGGGCATTAAAATGGAACTTATTAAAGAAAACGTTAATTTCTGGTCAGCATACTATGATGAAGATACCCTGAGATATTGTCTTGATAAGGGCTTTAATTGGATTCTTGAAGATGAATATTATATCAGAGATTCCTACGATTACTGGTCTGGCTTAAATTATCCTGAATATCATTCAAATATTTATGGTTTTGAAACTAAAGAAGATTTAGATGCATTTAAAATTCAGCTTGCTGATTCTAACCCCAATGATAAATTTAATGAAGTAGATGTAAATGAAGCATTCAAAGAATCAATGAGAATGAAAGAAGAAGCTGAAAAGGAACGTGAAAAGGAAGAAAAGAGAAAGCAAACAAGAGAAAAATATTTGGAAAATCTTCCTGAGTGGAGAAACACAAGAACAAGGGCAAGAGATATTAAAGCCAATCTTGATTACTATCTTAAGGAATATGAAGAGATTAGCAAACAACTGGCTAAAGAACTTAAAGAGGCTGGAGTTGAATATGATTCTATAGAAGAAGTACTCACAAGGGAATTCTTAAAGAAAATCAAAAAGGGGAAATAATTTTCCCCTTTTATTATGTATAATATTATGAAAAATAGATTGCTAAATTTAATATATGAAAAAAATTATTTTACAGGAAAAAACTAGGCACCAATTACTTCAACAGAGTAAAGATGCAGATATAACAAGATCATATGGAACAACTAGATATGATAGAAGAAATTTGCAGCATTTAAGTGCGTCAACTTCTTCATATAATAAAGTTGATATGAACGGTGTTTTTCGTGCAAATTTATTATCGTTTTTTATTCCTGTTAGAGGCGAAACTAATAACTATGAAGTTGAAGTTTTATTCGATGGTATATTAGATGCTATAAATAGAGAATTAAAAAATAATAATTGAGTAATTGAATATAAAGTTATTTATAGGGCTATTATTGATGCTATAAATAAACAAGATGTATATGTGTCTTGTAGTTGTCCTGATTTTTATTATAGAATGAGTTATTGAGCTTCAAAAGATAGATATAATTCTGGAAAACCACAAACTATTCCTGCTAGAATAACTAATCCAAATAATTCAAAAGGTGCTGGTTGCAAGCATATAATGAAAGTATTAGCTGATCTAGATTGAGCAATGAAATTAGCTGCTTGTATAAATAATTATATATTATATATGGAAAAGAATATGCCAGATAAATATTATAATATCATCTTTCCAGCTATATATAGTATGTCATATAAAGATGCTCTTACAAAAGGTATTATGGAACCACCAGAAGATGAGTTGATTGATGCAAAAGATGTTGATATCGAAGATGATAAAGAAGAAATAGAAGAAGAACCTTCAGAAGAAGAAGGAGAAGATATAGATGGAAATTAAAGATTATGTTGATAAGATAAAATTTCAACTAACTGGTGGTGTTTTACAATCTGAAATACCAGATGATAGTTATGAAAAAATAATTGTAAATTCATTAGAAGAAATGAATAGATATTATAACGTTACTAGTCTTATTCAAGTACCAGCTTCAGAGTGTATAGATATAGTTGAATACCCACAGATAGAAAGTGTTGTATCAATTCATAGAACATCAGCAGTAAATTATGATAGTTCAACTTCTGATCCTGTTTATATGTCGCAGTTACAATATTATAATTTGGGTAGAGGCTATTATAATTATGACTGAACATATAATATATCCGCGTATAATACACTACAGCAGATCAATAATACTATGTCTACAGATTTAGATTTTAGGTATGATGATCTTACTAAAAAACTTTATATAAATTATTCACAGGGTAAACCCAGTGAAGTTGTTATAGAATATGTACCAAAGTTAAAAGATGTTTCAGAAGTTAAAAGTGTATTTTGACAGGATATTCTTTATAGGCTCTCGCTTGCGCATGCAAAGATTATATTAGGTAGAATCAGAACTAGATTTGTACAGCAAGGAGCTTTGTGAACTGATGATGGATCAACAATTCTTGCAGAAGGTACAGCTGAATTAGAAAATTTAAGGGAACAATTAAGAACAAATTCTGATTTGATCCTGCCGATTGATTAGTGAAAATAATATTTAATTTTATTGCTAAATTAAATATAGTGAATTATGTGTAAAATATAATATAACAATAAGGAGTTAATACTTAATGGGAAATGATAATTTCTATTTAAAAGAAGCATTTCAACAGATGAGACTTGTTGAAGATGATTTTGATTTAACTGCTGATAGAGGTGTTATAGATGAACTTCAAAGTTTTGTAGCTGATGACGTGGCAGCACCAGAAGAAGAAGTTATCATTGACACAGAAGCTGTTGAACCCGAAGATCTTCAAGATTCATATGTTGGCAAAGTAATTCTTGAATGCGACGCATGTCATTGTAGAATCTATAAGAATATGGAAGATATTCATATGGATGAAGAGAGCGGCAAAGCTAATGTTGATGAAGTTTGCCCAGTATGTAATGGTGATTTTGGTTGAAACGTAATTGGTAAGATTGAAGAATTTGATACTGATGAGTTTAAAGAACCAGAAGAAGAAGAAGAATCTAGTGAATCCGAAGAAGATGCAGAAGAAGAAGAAATTTCTGATGATGAAATTGGTGAAGCACTTAAAGAAGCTTTAAATGGTAAACTAGTAGAATATGTAGAAGATCCTGATCTTCGTGATCCTATTTGGGATGCTCATTTTGTTAAAGAGTTTGATCCAGCAGGTGATTTTGATGATGGTATCGCAGCTTTTTCTTGGGAAGAAGTTGATAAAATGGTAGACTGGTTAGAGGATCATGGTGTTCATGGTTATGAAGTTAGGGAAGTTGATGGCCCTGATGATGAAAATGATCCTTATGGTGCAGTTGCTTATATTGATTTTGATCCAGCTGAATTCGAAGATTATGATGGATACTATGATGAAGTTGATGAATCATTAAATGAAGCTGTTGACCTTTCAAAATTTGGAGCTAAAATCAACCCTGATGGGGAGTATGAATTTACAGACGAAGAAGATTACGAAAAAGCTAGATTGTATCTTGATAAACATAAAATAAAATATCAATATAGCGATAATTG